AGGGTCTGTAGCAATACCTGTGCTGACAATAAACAAACCTGTAACTGCAGCCGGGACCAGATAGCTAGGGTCTACAGCCGCAAGCGCAAGCCTGAGCTTTAGCCGCATTGCGTTTGCGCCTCTTTCAATCCCTGCTTTCAGGTCAGCCCAACGGTCGAAGCGTTCAACCTCAGCCTTGCCGTCTGTGAGCTTCTTGTACGCGAACATTGGCAGGGCAATCAGCAACTCCTGCGCGGTTGCGTATGCTGCGTACATGCTCGAAGTTGCGAGAAACTTCTTTTGAGCTGCTGTTCTTTCAGCTTCGGGGATCGCCTCAATAGCTGTGACGTTTGTAGCCACACTGTCACTGACTGCCGAAAGTTTATCGTCCAACAGCATTGACCAGATAGGCAAAGCAAGCTCTTCGTCAGGCACCTCTTCATCATTGACTCCAAGGATGCTTCTGACTTCTGCGTAGGATGTGTAGTCTGTAATCATTTGGGTATTTTAGAGGGTGTCAAGTTCTTAGAGTGACAGGTTTGTTGAAGTCTTTGTTTAAAACCGCCCGGATTGGGCTGAAAGAGTGTTAGAATCCAATTATGCCTAAAATCAACCCCGATAAATTGCTCGAAAGAGCCTCCGAAAAACATTCCGGTAAGTTTACTTACGGCCCATTTGTTAAAGACCCTAAACGCAGTGGGCAGATGTTCACTGTTATTTGCCCTGAACATGGTCAGTTCTTTCAACCAGTAAGTGCCCATCTAGGCGGAAGTGGCTGTAAACAGTGCGCCAGGGACGCTCTCAGGGAAAAGCAACGGCACACGCTGGACAGTGTTAGAGCTAAAGTAGCTCAGTACGGTTGGGACTACGAATACACAGGTCTTGAGTTTTTCGGTAGCGGGGAGCTGCAACCAAACATCAACTACGTATGCAAGTCTCACGGACCAGTTACCCAAAACTTATACAACCATCTAGCAGGTAAGGGTTGCTATGGCTGTAGAAACGTCAAGAGTAGAGACACACTAGAGGAGTTCTCAGCTAAGGCTTCTGAGGTCCATTCTGGGAAGTACGCATACTCAGAAATTGTTCATGGAGTAGAGCAAGGTTCTGTTTTGAGAGCCTTAGTTTCTGCAGTGTGCCCAGAACACGGTGAGTTTACACAGCAGGCTAACGCTCACATGAACGGTTGTGGTTGCCCAAAGTGTGGAGACCTGACCCTAGTTCAAAAGCGGAGCATTACAGAGGTCGAAGTGCTGGCAAATTGGCCTTCTGACGGGCACACATTCGTAAAGCTTGTACCTTCTCAAGGTCGAGGTCAGAGAGTTGTATCTGCTTGTAAAGCTCACGGAGAGTTTGAGCAACAACTTTTCAATAGACTTAGACTTGGGCATGGGTGCCCTTCTTGCTCAGGCGTTGTTTCCAGTTTGAGCCGATCTTTCAATGCAGCATTGTCAGCCTCGGGACTTGTGGAAGGTCAGGACTTTGTAATGGAGTATCGACCAGAGGGCCAGCGCAAAGTTTGGGACTTTTTCTTTCCGGGCAAAGGCATTGCTGTAGAGCTGCACGGAGTTTTCTGGCACTCTAGCAAGTACTGTGAACCGTCTGAGATACAGGACAAGCATGAGGCAGGCCTGGCTCTGGGGTTCCGAACCCTGCACTTCTACGAAGACGAGGTACTAGGAAACCTTGATCTGGTTGTTCGTCACACACTAAACGCTGTCGGCTTGTCTGCAGATCGTTCTGTTTACGCTAGAAAGTTGAAAGCTGTTGTTGTAAGGTTTGAAGACGCTAAACGGTTTTTAGAGCAACACCACATACAGGGTTTTGTTTTTGCAGAGTACTTTGGACTTGTTGATGACTCTGCTCAGCTTCTAGCTGTTGCAGGTTTTGCTAAGCGTGACTCTGGTAGAGGGAGAGCAAGTTTTACTGCTTGTGAGTTAGTTCGCTTCGCTACAGCTTGCCGGGTTGCTGGTGGACTTGGGAAACTTTTGCAGTTTGCACAGAAGACTTTAGGGTTTACCAAGGTTGTAAGCTTTAGTGAAATTCGTCTACACCACGGCGGCAGCTATGCAAAACTTGGATTCAAACTTGAGTCTAAAGTCCCTAGAGACTATATGTATGTGGTAAAGAATCAGAGAAAGCACAAATCAGGTTTCCAAAAGTCAGCTCTAGCTAAGCGATACCCAAACATTGACCTCAACAAGACTGAGAAAGTTTTAACAGAGGAGTTAAAACTCTATCGGATATACGACTGCGGAAAGCTGAAGTGGGTTAAAACTTGGGAATAACAAAAGGCCCACCTAGGTGGGCCTTTCTCTCATAAGTTGAAGGCTTATTTGGCCTTCTTGGCTGCGTCTGCAGCGGCTTTCTCAGCAGCAAGCTTGTCAGCTTCAGCTTTTGCAGCTTCGTCTGCAAGCCGTTTAGCTTCAGCTTCTGCGGCCTCAGCAGGGTCAACCCAAGGTTTGATCACCGATTCTTGGGACTTGACCCAAGCTGTCTCAAGGGCTTGTGTAGGCACATGAGGGTCGAATCGGCAACCATTTTCAGGATCGACAAAGGGGAACTTGGCAAGGTTCACAAGCCACACACCCTTAGCGTCAAAGATTTTTCGAGTTTGCATCTTTACTCAGCGGGGAGTTTCCTCCCCGCTGTCCTTTAGGCTGAGATTGTGAGGGAGTCGAACGGCTTCAGTTCGGTGTCACCCAAGGTTCGGAAGACTTCTTCTGCCCAGTCCATCCTCATGGCCGTCGTGCGCTTCATGGCGTACTCTTCAACAGCGTTGTAGGCAGCAGCCGTATTTGTCACCTTGGTGATGGCAATGCTGGCATCCAAGGCCCAGATGGTGTTGGCAGGAACTGGACCACCATCAGCAGCACTGTCAACCAAGAAGATGCGAACATTGCCACCAAAGGTGTTGTTCACCATCTCACCCTGAGGGTCCACGACGGTCAATCGCGGATCGTATGCATTGCTGCCGGGACGACCAGCACGGGCTTCGAACTTCAGGTAAGTGTCGATGTCCATGACCAAGTGTGTGATCTTGCGATACTTGCGATTGCGAGCCAAGAACTTCACATAGGCCTTGTGAGTCAGAACGCCACCTGTGGAAGCTGAGTCCAGAGACGCAGAAGTCACAGAAGGAACTGCACCAGTCACGAAGTCGCCGCCGTCACCTTGGAACAAGCTCGACAGGTAGCGGTAGACGCGCTCGTCTTGCTCGACCATCAAGTAGTGGGCAGTGGTACGGGCCACGTAGTCGATGGTGGTGTTTTGCAAGGCTTGATCTGTCCACTCCATGCCTATGTTCCAAGCACCAATTCTGCGGATGCGGTCACTGGTCTTGAAGAACAGCATCTTTGGAGGTTCAGCACCTTGCGCCACTCGGTTCGACTTTGCAGACTCAGGACCACCTTTGTTGGTGTAGTCCACCACTGGCTGCTCAAAGTGCTCCGTGTTGATCGACAGGTTGTTGGCAACCATCTCGTTGAACACCACGCCGTCAGTCGTGCGGTCTTTTTGGACTTCCGACAACACTTCGTCAATGATGGCGATGGTTGTGAAAGAGCGCGAAGCAGTGCCAAATGGAGTTTGATTCTGCTGCACGTTGGCCTGAATACCGCTTGTGCCGTTCAACACTGCGCCAATGGTGGCAGAGCGAATGCCCATAGGGTTAGGCTTGTCAGCGCGAACCAGACCAGCAGACAGCTTGAACTGGTCAAAGGCCGAGCCGATACGCAGGTCTGCATCTGCAAACTCGCGGTTCATAGCAGCAACTGGATCACCGCTTTTCACAGCAGCCATCAGTTGAGCGTCTTGCAGGGTCACAGCCTTAACTGCGCCTGTGTTGTCAATGTAGGAAACTTGCATTTTGATTTTCTCCGTATTAAACGCGTTCGACCACGCCAGTAGTGCCGACTGCACCTGTACCTGCTGCGCCCAAGGACACAACGCGCCATTTGTGGGTCAAGGCTGCAGGGGAAGCGGCCTTGTTGACTTTGGGGTAACCCGCCAATTCTGTACCTTTAGCGGTGATGTCACCGGCCACGGCGTAGTCACCAATGACCATCAAAGCGCCGAAAGTGACGAATGCACGACCGCGCTGCAAGACAGAGCCGATGGTGAAGCCGTTTTGTGGTGCCAGCTCAATTGCGTAGATGAAGCCTTCGATTTCGTCGTTAGCCACTGCCAAGTCGAAGCGAGACTCGCCTGCGAGTTTGACGAGCTTGCCGACATCTCGGTAGTCCATGCGTTGAGCTTCGGTGTTGCCTGCGCCCAGACGCACAGCGACTGCTGCGTGGTCTGGTACGGTGGGCAGAATGAAATGGTCTTTAGCCATGATTACTTTCCTTTGGTTCGTGAGTTGAGTTGCGCCGCAGCAAGAAATAGCGGGTTCACGGTAGCTGTCTGAGTCTGCTTTTCAGCATCTTCTTTCGACTCCCGTGCGGCTGCGGCAACACCCCCCGCTTTTACCTTCGACTTGAACAGGTCAGAAATCTCCTTGTGCTTGGCAACAAGGTCTGTACCTGCCAACTCTGCCAATACACCTGTTTCCAGATTGAAAGGCAGAGACATCGTTTTGATCGTTGCGCGAACAATCTCTGTCAAACCGGCAGTAGCTTCTGCCTGTGCATCCAGAGTTGCTTGCAGTGTGGCTGCAGTTGCCTTCAGAGTTTCGGCTTCAGCCGTCACATCTGCGAGTGCCTTCACGGTTCCAGCTTGCGCTTGTTCAGCCTCAGCCAGTTTTGCAGTCAGTGTTTCCACTGTAGGCGCTTCAGCCGCAGGAGCCGTCGAAGCCGGTGCTGTACCTGCTTCAGGTGCTGCAGAAGTTGCGGCTTCTGCTTTGAGGTCGATACCCGCGGCCATAGCTGCTAGTTCTTCCGGTGTTGGGATGTGCATGGGTTTTCCTTCCAGTTGGTTTGCATTATCTGCTGTGTTTGCTACAGCAGCAATTGTAGCACCAACGACTCTTCGTGAGTTGTCAGGAACTACTTTAGATTTTGCGCTGACAAAGGCTTGCGTGTAGCTGGAGACACCGTCAACAAGTCCGACTGCAAGTGCTTGTTCCCCGACAAACGTGCGACCTTGCCCAAATTTTGTGTCAGCAGCAACCTTGTTGACGCCTCGACGTTCGGCTACATAGGTCAGAAAGATGTCAGACAGGTAGTCAATCGTGCTTTGCGTTTCCTGTTGGGCAAGCTCAGACAGTGGCTCTGCCATGTGGCCGAGTGCCTTGTATTTGCCTGAGCGCACAACGGTTGTGTCAATGCCGTCTTCTTGAAGTTGGCGATACCGACTTGCCATCACGGTGATCGTGCCGATTGAACCTGCAATCGTAGTACTTGAAATGTAAGCTTCACGAGCTGCAAGTCCGAGCCACAAGGCTGCTGAAGCCATTGTTGACGGGGAGTAAGTCACAACCGGTTTGACTTTGTCAACGCTTTCGATGAACTTTGCAGTCTCGCTAACGCCTGAAACAGCACCGCCACCAGACTTGACCACCATCAAAATGGACTTTACATCTGCATTACGAACTGCTGCTACCAGAGCTTTTTGGATGTCGCCATAACCAGTAACACCATACCAAATACCCATCCGACCATATTCGCCGTCAACGAGTGAGCCTTGAATCGTGACAATACCAACCTCGTCAACCACTGACAGATATGGGGAGACGTTGGGGTCGTCTTCTTCCCCGTAGCCAGCTTTTGGGTTGTTGGCCCGGTAGTCTTCACACTTGGCTACCGCAAGCATCGCGGCTTCGTAAGTGCCTTCTCCACCCATCCAAAATTTGTTCATTTTTCAGCTTCCTGATGTTTTCGCTATTCTAGCCGGATTACTTGGCAGGGGCAACCGCAGAATCCTCGTTGCTGCACAGACAGGACCACAGGTTTCGTCTACTCGTGGTCCTGCTGGGTCTTAGGCCTCAATCTTTGTGATATCCAGTGAGGCGTGTACGATGTGCGTGGTGCCTACAGCCGGGGCCATCAAGGCCAGCAACATGCCGGGGGACAAGATGATCGCGCCGTCTGTGTCTCTGTCGATCACACCCAGCGCCGCAGTCACGGTGTTCATTGCGCCCACCGGCTTGTAGGGCACCAAGTTGCCTGTCAAGCCTGTCAATGCTTTGCCTACACCAACGCGCAGACCCGAAGGTGTGTCGGCGATCAAGTTTCGGGCACTCACCCCTCCGTCCGTCAGCAGCGTGAGTGCTGATGCTTGCTGACCCGTTGCCAGCATCCACCACCACGAACCTGCAGCGGGTGTGCCTGACAAGGTGGCGATGTACTCACGGTTGATTGCGATGTTGAAAGCGCCGCCGTTCATGAGGGTGATCACAGGCGTGGCCGTGGCACCCAATGTGGCAACGGTGTGGGTAGCAGCCAGCGTGACACCAATCAAAGGAGTTGACACCACGACAGCATCGTTTTCAGCCACTTTTTGGTAGTAACGACCGTGGTTTTGGGTCACGACCAGCTCGCCTTCGCGTGCTGCTCGGACTGTGGGGGTTGATCCGTTGGCGCTGGATGCGCGTCCGACTTGTGCGTTCATTTGCATGATGGGTTCCTTGGTGGTGGTTGGTTAATAGGTGGTCACAGTGGGATCGTTGAGCAATGAGCGCAGGTCTGTGCGCCCGTTGTCCAGCATTTCCACGGTCAAAATGTTTTGCACCGCGATGTGCCGGGTCAGCGCATTGATGCTGGCGTTGAGTGTGGCAATGGCCGCATCTGTGGCCGCGCCTGCAGGTGCGGCGGTCATCGTCACGGGCACGGTGCCTGCAATGCTCACGGCTTGCTTGCGCTCGATCAGGTTGGCCAGTGGTGGCGCTACTGACAACGTGGTTTGCGTGGTGCGGTTGATCCACATGAATGTGGCCGTGGGCGTGGTGGCGCTGGTGTTAATGATGCTGACATTGATCAGCACATCCCCAATGCTGTAGCCCGTACCCGCCGCCGTGGCGTCATAGACCGTATCCACGACCTCAGCGTCTACCGAATCCACGGGCTTGAGGCCTGCACCCGGCGTAGCGGGGTTGTTTTGCGCATCCGTGAATGTGACTGTGATCACACCAGTCGCTTGGTTGACGTTGTCTTTGCGCACGTAGTACGCACCCGAGTTGTCTGTCCACAATGTAGAGCTGATGGCAATTTGTGCCTGAATGGCGCTGCGAATTTGCTGCAGCGTGGTCTCTGTCGCCGCGCCGCCCAGAGTGCCCAGATTGACTGTGGGCGTGGTGGCAAAGCCCGGCAAGGTTTCCAAACTCACGGGCAACGCAGTTGCTCGTAGCTGCTGGTCTGTGATCGGACCTAAAACTTGCAAAGCTGACGCTCGAAGCTGGATGTTTGTCAGCGGGTTAACAGGATTGCCGTCTTCATCTACGTTAACCACCAACGGAACCTGCGCAGTCTCGCCACCAATTGTGACTTGTGCGCGGCCTTCCTTGACAGTCCCGTAGCCTGTTGGAGGGGTTGTACCTGTGAACCCCAATACTGTGAGAATTGACTTAATTAGTGCCATGGTTACTCCAATGCAGTGGCTGCAAAACGTGCGATCTGGCCTGTGCTAGTCTTGACGCTCAAGGTTGTAGACTCGACAGGCGCTTGATTAATCACTGTGATGCGGCCAAAGCCTGCTACTCTCACACCTGCTGGCACAGCACCCACCAACTCAGTCTGCAACAACCAAGGATAGCCTTCCAGTGGGTTGACAGGGTCTTCTGACACCAAGGGCCAAGCACCACCAGCCAAGGCCACTTGGGCCTTTAGCTGCTTGATGTCTGCGGCGACAGCTAAAAAAGCTGCTTTGATGTGTTCGACCAACGACATGATTTAGGCCTTGGCAGCGTTGTAGTCGGCTACGAAGTTGTGATTTGTGTCGCCAATATTGGCAGTCAGTGTCGCAAGTTCTGCCGCCGCAGCTGCGGCGATGTTGGCGCGGCCTTGTGCCTGCTCCCCAGCAGTGAATGACTGAGCTGAGTCAACACGTACCCGTTTGGCCATTTGAGCCACAATACCGTTTGCAACTGTCTCACTTGACAGGTAGTCTGCCAGTTCCTTGATGGTGTCCAAGGCTTCTGGAGTGATGCCACCCATAATCTTGGTTTCAAGGTTCGACAGCAAGGTCAGAATCTTGTCCACGCTGTACGTCTTGTTAGTGACGCCTGCGAGAGCGGTGTCGTTAATCAGCGCAGTGAGGTCCACTGCGCTGACTGCTGCCTTGACTTCGTTGATCGCCGCCACCAAGTTTGACTTGGCTGTGGTGGTCAAGCCTCCCAACGGACCGATTGCGGTCGCGTTGGTCGTAGCGACAACCTGCACTTCATTCAGAGCAGCCACCAAGTTCGACTTGGCTGCTGTGTTGAGGCCAGACAAGACCCCAATCATGTTGTTCAAGGTTTTGATATCTGCGCCTACACCTTGGGCAAGTGCGATGATCTGTTGTTCCAGTGTACTCATGATGGTCCTTATTTACTCAGTTGGTAAATTGCTAAAAAATCTGTCTGGCAGTTTGTCTTTGTGACATCGTCAACCAGCATCTTATTGTCTGAGCCTTCCTTGATCGCGTTTGGCTCGTCTAGGCTGATACTTGCTGCGTCCCCTTGTGGCCCTCTGTAGAAAGGAGCGAGTCTGAGGACAAGTGTTTTGTCCAACTTGCAACCAATCGACAGGTCAACTGTGGCATCTGTCGCAGGCTTCAACCCCAAGCTCAAGCCTGCTCTGTGCGCTACGTCCAGTTTAACACTGCTTGCAGGCTTCAGCTCTAGGTTAAGCACGGGTAATCTCCTTGACAATTGTGAGACTTTCTGTGGTTGTGAGCACAACTGCCCCTTCCGCATCAGTAAACCGCACGTCAATTTCCGCAATTCCTAGGGGCCAAGCCTTCGTATCTTTCTTGAACAGTTTGATTGTGCCTTCAACCTCGTCAAGCCACTCAACCTCTATAGTGTCCACTACTGTGTCATTCAGCAGTCGAATCTCAGCAGTAGGCACCCACTGAGCGAAGTCAGGTAGGTCTTCCCCCTCTGTCGAAGTTATAGCCCCTGACAGGGAGAGCGTAGCGCCACGTTTGTGCTGGTAGTTCATTCTGAGCCCTGCCAATCAATTTGCGTCATCGTCGCTTAGTGCGTCTTCTTTACTGCGAATGTCTAGCCAAGGGTTGTCAGAGAACCTGCTGGACACCAAAGCATACAGCAAGGCTACTGAACCTGCGAATATTACGTCAAGTATGTACGGTACATAGATTCCCATCAGGATGACTACAGGTGCGAACATTCCGATGATAGCAGGTGCCAACACAATTAGCCGCACCCATAGCGGATGATCGTGGTCGAGTTTGTAGGCACAGTACGCACCCATCGCAACCATAGACAGCATGGCAACAAGGAACGGGCCTTCGAGAGGGTTTGTTAACATGGCTTGACCTTTTTGAACGCTAAACGAACTATGCAAAAAAGCATGATGGAAATTCCGATGTCTTTGGTAATCCAGAACGGGAACCATTCGTCAACTGGGTAGCTGTCAAATTTGATGTAGTGCAGGGACCGGCCCACTTGCACACCCAACCCAAAAGTAGACAGGTAGATACCTACCAACATAAGCCAATCAAAGCCTGTGCGGTACAGCGGCGACTTGAGTTGCGGATGCATAGCTACCATCGCTATAGCAGGCACTGCAACCAGCATTACCAAGAGCAACCAGAGCTTGATTTCGATCATGGTTTAGATTCCCGCCTTACCTTTGATCTTGGCCACTATGGCTGAAAAGATAGAAGGCATTTGGTTTCCCATAAAACCGATCATCATAGCTATGATAGCTGGAGTGTAAGGACCGTTAAGTTGAGGAACCAAGCTTGTGACAAAGCTGGTGGCACCCCATGCCAGCACCAGTGACACAGAGACGCCGATGACAACAAATCCAATGCTCTGCATGACGGTTTGACCTTTCATACCAGACAAGGCGATGAAGCAGCCTGCCAGTGCAGAGATGACAACGAGCATTACGTCAGCAGCAACGGGGCCTAGTGCGCCTACAAGTAGGGCTAGAAAGCCTACGCTTGCTGCACCACTGGCAGTTGCAGAAAGAGGTTCTGGCATTTGAGTTCCTTGGTTAAACTTTGGGGCAGTGTATCAGGGTTGCGGTGTAAAAGTTAAGACCTTTAGCCTCAGTCCCCAACATGCCTACGACTACCCTACTATCTGGCGAAAGCCTTCTCGACAAACAGTTGAATTATCTACCCGATTTCGGCTTTGTAGGTGTGTCAGGAGTCAGGTTCTTCTCGACTGCGTTGCTGGTGTTGCTCGTCGGATTCTCTGCAACTGCCTCGCCAGTACCCATAAATCCAGTACCAGACAGAGGTTTAAAGCCAGCCGGTGGCAAGTGCCCTGTCAACTTCAGCCCTGCTTCTGCATCAGTCATAAAGCCCAAAGACAGCAACTGGAGTATCCGACTTTGGCGCATAGCCTTGAAAGCCTCAAGCTCTTCTTCAGGTCGCAGGTTAATTGTGTCGTACTCAAACTCAACGTATCCCTCAACCCCCATCAAGCGGATCGCCACTGTCAAGGCCCGGCTGTAGCACTCGTTCAACTTTCTGCGCACTGAGTCTGCCTGCTTGATGAACAGGAGCGACTCCACAGAACCTGCACTGGCAGTACTGGTAAAGCCAAGCGTGACAGGCAAGGTCTTAGCACCTGATACTAGCTTTGCGTTCAGTACTTCTTGAACTTTGGCAATCACAGTCGAAGGATCGTGGCCACCTTGCACATAAGCGTGAGTAACGAAGTCGAAACTCACAAGGGCGTCTTCCGGCTCGAGACCGTTGATAGCCTGAGACACAGCTTCAATTGCTGCATTTTGGTAGTTTGTGTAAGCCTCTGCATCCGACAGAATTTCAGGAGGTGTGTTTTTCTTGAACTTTTCTGTGTCAATCAAACTCGAAAGTCTTGGCAACACCGCCCGTTTCAAGGCTCTGCGAATGTCGTTGTTGAAGTCCAAGTCCGACAACACAGGCTGAATTGACGCAGTGAGTGGACTCGTAGGGTAAGCCTCAGTAACCACTTGGTCAAGTGCAACGTAGACGAAAGTTGGGATGTCAAGGTCTAACTCCTGACCGCCGATAACCTGCACTACCCTGAAGCTGCTGTCTTCCTCATAGAACCTGAGAGTGTTGACAGCAACAGGGTTAAAGCTTGCAGGGATTCTGGCCTTGTCAAGTGCCACTTCCAGAGCCATTGCACCACTCAACTGCAAGTCCATAGCCAGTGTCTCGGACAACGACTGCAGCCCTTGTTGAGCACCAAAGCTACCATCCGAAGCACCCAGAAAAGTCAACCGGCGCAGTAACTCGTGAGCAAGGGCAGTGGCATTCTCGTCAACCTGACCGTCAAGGTCTCGCCCAATCAAGGTGAACTTTTCTGGGATACCTGTTCGCAAAGTCAGAGATGTCGCGCTCGAAAGCTCGGGGCTGTTTTTTGTCAGCGCACGGAGAGTCGCATAGTCGTTGACCTTATTTCTGAGGTCAGCCGCCCTGTCAAGGCTTGTAGACTGCACGTTGGGCTTTGCAATCGCGCTGGTGCTGGCCACCAGCCGAGTCCGATAGCCGGGAAGGGCTACAGGCTTCGGCTTGGCCTTTGGCAGCGGTGGCGGCGCTAAAGTGGCAGCGTTAATGTCTGTTGTACTTTCGCTACGGACTGTTGTATTTTTGCCACCTTTAAAGATGGCAAGGAAGTTTGGGATTTTCATTTTGACCTTTGGCACAAGTTTCGCCTTCGGCGCATCTTAGCAGAGATTCTTCAAACGTCAACTTTACTTCGATACCTCGTCACAAGTGGCACTGCACCCGCCTTGACCCACCCTTGAGTTCTGCCGCGCAGTTTGATAGCGAGTAGCAAGTATAGCAGTGCGAAGTGCATGTGATCGTTTTCTTTACCTGTTTTCTGCCAGACGTACACCAGCTCTTCTTTCACAAACTGCTGAATACGCTTCAACGATAAGTACTGCTCTCGCAGCTTTTGTGTTTCGTCAGTCTTTCGCATCACTACCCGACCTTGCTTAAACAAGTCTCTGACAGCATCCAAGCCTACTGTCCGGTTAACCTTTAGCAAGCGCAAGTTCAGCTTACCCTCTTCCAGATTTTCATCTTTCTCCTGCAAGGTGTAGAGTTCTGGCGACTTTCCAGTCGTGAAGATCGCACCATAAGCATTTGGGTCTGCTTCTGTGATCCGCATAATCTCACTGGCGTAAGGCATGACATCGTGAACGCTGTTTACGCACCGATATTGTCTTAACAATTCCCGTCTGCGGGTCTCAAATGAGGAAATCGGCACCATTTCTCGATGCACGACAATCAATGTACCGTCTTGTGCCATTCTGCCGATAGCAATAGCGCACATCAAGCCCATGTCTGCCCCAAAGTAGTGAACTTCGCTGCTGTCAAGGCTTGCTTCGACTTCTGCCTTGTCTAGGTCCTGCAGTGTGATCTGTTCGTTTTCTTCTTCACTTGTTTCGCCCAAGACCTGATTTGCCCATTCCGACTTTGTGTTAAACTCTGTACTTGTTCGCACAAGGTAAGCTGGCTTCAGTACAAGGCAAGCAGTGACTGGCGTAACAAAGTAGGTATTAGCCTCGTAGTTGTCTAGTGGATTCTCGCAAACCCATTCAAGGTTTCTGGGGTGCAGTTTTGGGTCTTCTCCGCAAGCTGGGCACTTCCAGTGTGCGTCTTGCCATCTGACATCCTTGATAGTTTCTTTGGTGATTTCTTTGATATCTCCAAGGAACTTTGGGATGACGATATCCGAGTGATAACTTGGCAACCACACGTTTCCACAGCAATCGCACTTTGCCATGTGTCTGTAGCGCTTGCTGGTCTCGGCTTCTTTGGAAATTCCGACACCTTCCATGGTCGGTGTGCTGAACTGTTTGATGATCTGCAACTCTGACGCCTGTAACCGGCTTCGAAACTGCTTCAGAGTGTCTGGGTCCGACCGATCAATCTCGTCGGCTACTAAAGCGTCAGCACTGATCGACAAGGCTGCGGTTTCCGACTTTGACCCGCGAACAAAGATGAAGTTGTTACCTAACTTCTTCAGTTCGCTGTTGTCTACGTTGTAATCTAGCAATCTCTTTGCTTCTGGACTGCCTTGAATCAGTGGATCAAGCTTTGTAGCCACCAGTTTCTGTGCATCGTTGCTGGTTGGCAAGCTGTAAATGCTGTTGAACTTCTTCTGTGTGCAAGCTGCACTCACAATGTAGGCCATTGTGGAGACGGTAAGCCCGATCTGCGCAGGCTTCACCGTATTGGTTACCCGGCTCGTATCGTCAATAATAGTGGCCTGAAAGCCGTACTTTTCCCCAAATTCGTAGCGTTTTCCTTCCAGATAGAGGTGTTTTTCTACGAATTTGCTCAGGTTTTGAAGGTTGTAGACGTTATTTGCCCCTTCTTTTACCCTGTCGAAGTGTTCATTCTTCATTTTAAGTCCTTCAGTCTGCGGTAAAAGGTTCTCTCGCTGACATGAGCAAGGTCTGCCCCTTGCTTGACTGTGTGCTTGCCTTGCAAGGTTTCTCTGGCGATCTGGTCTTGATACATGCGTCTTGTGACCTTCAAGAGTTTGGGGTTTCGCTTGGGTGCGCGTTCTGGGACTGCGTGAGATAGGTAATTCTCACTGACGTTCATCTCTCTTGCGACTTCTCTGACAGTTTTTCTGCGTGTGTAGAGGTCGTTGTAGAGGTCTTTGGGCATCCTGTCTCGAATGTGTACTCTCATTTGCTGCTCCTCAAGGCTATTTCGTAGTCTCTCAAGAAGGCTTCCTTCAAGGTTTCGTGATTCTGCAGGGTGGCGATAAGGACGTTTTCAATCAGCTTCATTCTCTCAACATTGTGCAGCTCTTGCTGGACTTTGACAATGTTCTGCAAGATGCTGGTGATGGTGTTGATGACCTGTGCCTTTTGGTTCGGTGCAATGGCTTCGGAGTATTGGATATCTTCGAAGACGCTTTTTGCTGCCTTGTATTGGTCAAGCAGCTCTTTGTCGAGGTCAAGGTCGTTGAGGGTGCTGGCGGTGACCTGTGTTTTTGTTGGAAGTTGTGGAAGCGGTACTTCAGCTCGTCTGCTAAGAGTGAGCTTGGGGGTTTGGGCTTTGAGGATGCCTTCGAAGTCGGGGTTTGTGTCATTTTGCATGGGAATCCTTGGGAATTTGGCAGGATTGTAGCATGTTTTGCGGTTTGTGGAATCTACGTGTTCCTGATCTCAGTGTTGGCAAAGTTTTGAGAAAAATTCTGGCTGGTTAAGTGGGGAGAACAGCGGGGCCGCTTCCCATTATGTGAAAAACCATACCCGTCTAAGGGTTGTCAGTTTCATGTAAGGTTTCTAGGTTATCCGCGTGCATACGTGCGCGTTATTAATAATGTTCACATTTAGTTACACTTATCTGGGTTTCTTTTCTAGGTGTTCTTAATCTGTAAGTTTCGCGTAAGTTTCGCCCGTATAATTGTTTACATGCACAGTCATCGTACAGTGTATCGGGTTTACCCTTAGGGGATAAACACGTCTGTTCTTTTCTCATGCGTTAATGTCATACGCTAAAATGACAAAATCGCCAAATACGGCAAAATCATCAAAGGTATCAAAATGTCCAATTCCATCGAAACCATCAAAAGCGCCGAAGTCACCGAATTTGTGGCTATGTCGGTTGTTACTGGCAAAGCCGTTACAATGGCTGACAAGGTGCAAAACCATATTAAAAATGGTGCAAACGTTGGGGCCATGTTATCCGCCAATATCGGCAAAAAAGCCATTATCGAACAATTGGGTAATGAGGGCTTGAATGACACTATTCACAAATTGTCGGCGGGTAATATCCGCCCAGCATGCGCCCTCATTGTGGCAAAGTCAGGCAAAGCCGTTAGCATTATGGAAGTTAACGGCAAGGCCCCTTACTCCGAGTTTTTGCGCTTAGGCGCTACATTGTCGGGCATGGCCCAATACACCAAGGCCGGTAAACCGACTAACGCTAAAAAAGCGCTCGACTTGTTCAATCAATTGAACAATGGTGCTAAAGCCTTGCGAGAAACTCGCGAGGCTCAAAAAGCCTTGCAAGGTTAATCAACCCCATAATGTGCCCTTATAAGAGGGCCATTATATAAGCCATAATAGGCTTATATAATGTAATCGTACATTACCGCATAATTGATAAAATCAATTATAGGGTTTTATGGTGTCCTACGGGTTCGCCATAATTTGCGGGTTATTCCTACGGGTTATAGTCTAGCATCCTAAAATTGTATTTTATATGTCACTTTTATGCACCCTGCAATTTGCGGGTTTTCTTTAAAAATTCATATATAGATAAAAATCAATAAATACCCTATTTGCGGGTATCGTTGATAATCAATTGACGTTGACGTGAAATACACCGACACCGATATTATTATCACCCAATTGATATATCTAACGCATTGTCGATGTGTAGCGGCAAACCCTTAAAAAGCCTTCAAACTGACTATTAACCCCTTAACTGTAGCGGGTTAATGTTAATGGATATTTGCAGGTAAAAATTAAGGCTAGTCGAATGCCCTTGCGGGTATTACTACATAATCAATGCGGTGCACCAGACACAAACCTATACCTTGCAGCACTTTGCGGGTATCGGCCATAACGTATGCGAACCGGTTAATAGCCCCATGCATACACGCCCACCAATTGTGCATAGTTAACTGCTTGCGTAGGATAGTTGCGAGACTATGATGCAGACCTTCTGGGGTCTTGCGGAGTCGCCCTTGAAATAGCAACCTAGCATTAACTTGAATTCATAACACCCGATAGCGACATAATGCCTTGTTGCGGTCCAGACCATAGATTACTCTTGCGGGTAGCCTAGGGTGTTGATGTATTGACCATTGTACAATCTCAAGCGTTTAGTTGACTTCTGGTCGGGTACTTACAATACCCGTTAAACACACCTTGCCCTTGCGGTGTAAATAGCAAAATGGGTTCTAATTGCGGATAGAGTAGCAATCACGTAAATAATCAACGTGGAATAATGATTCAACTTCAACCGACAAAACCCCGCCGAAAATCTCTTGCGGGTCTATGTCCTGTTTGCGGTCAGTCACCGTATTTGTGCAACGTGTCACCGCCTTAAAGTGTGACCATCGCCCTTCACTGTGGCTTTTTGTGTTTTTGTCTTAGGACATTAAATCTCAAACTGTAGGGACTCTTAATGGGTTCCTATGGCTTGCGATTTTGCAAG